TTTTCCTTAAATAATTGTAATAAGAGTAAATGTTAAATAAATTGTTCCTATGAAAAATATAGTTTGACTAGTAGTTTTAACCATTACCTTAATAATAGATTCTTCATTTTTATATTTATTCATTACATAATCTCCATAGAATTTTCTACTTCATTACGAATATCAGGAGGAAAACATGTCCAAAAATTTCTAATTTCTTCAGTATCTCTAATTTCAAAAAAATTCATAATAGCATTAATTAATTCAAACGGAGACATATCAGGATTTTTTCTTTTAAGAGATTTATAAATTTTTCTTAATCCTGATTTAATGGTATTAGAAACATATTGACGAGTTGTTCCGAGTTCCTGGGCGATTTCTTCTCCACTCATTGTTCTAATCATTTTTCTCTCCTGTAATTTGTTTGCCATTTGTTAAATACCTTATAAATAATTTTTTTGATAATGTAAACAATTTTTTTTAAATAATTCAAAAAATTTTTTTGTTTGTCATTTGTTAAATACCTTATATACTCATTAAATTTTTTTGTAAACCCTTTTTTCAAATTTTATTTACAATAAATCTAATACCTTATAATTTAATTAAATTATTTTATATTTTTTATCAATAATTTATTTCTATCAGCAATTTAATCCTATCAGTAAATTAACCCTTCAGTCACTACTAACTCTTGCTAATATATTCCCTTTCCCTCAACTACATGTAGTAATTTTATATTATTTTTTATCAATTGTAAATAAACAAAATAACTAGTTTTTAAAATTTTTTTATTTACAATTTTGAACAAATATATTAAAAATAAAACTATTAAACAAACATTTTGGAGGATATTATATGTCAGAAAATCTTAATCAGAATTATTTAGAAAAATTAATTTTATCTCAATATAAAAGAGATAAATATTTTAATATTTTATTAAATGACTCGATAGAAACAAGATATTTTGATAATAGCGAAGCTAGAGAGATATTTTCTATTATTAAAAATCATTATGAAAAATATGCAGAAATTCCTAATGATGAAGTAATTATTAATTCTAGTAGTAATACGCATGAAATTAAAGAATATTTAAAGGATGTTAATAATGTAGAAGAAATTAAAGCAGCATATATTTATGATAAAACGGAAGAATGATTAAAAAATGTAGCAATGAAATATGCTATTTTAGATTCTGTTAATATATTAGAAAATAAAAATAGTAATATTAATGAAATTAATAAATTAGTTGAGAATGCTTTATTAAAAACGTTAAAGAAAAATATTGGGTTAGATTATTGAGGAGATTTATCAGAACGATTAAAAAGAGTATTTAGTGAGCAACATAAAAGAATTCCATCATATTTTCCACAATTAGATGAATATTTAAATGGCGGATTTCCTCCTAATACTTTATCAATTATATTAGGAGCAATTCATGGAGGCAAATCAAATTTAATGATTAATATGGCTGTTCGTCAAATGTTACACGGGCATAATGTAGCTATATTATCATTAGAAATGGCTGAAGATATGGTTGCTCAAAGAGTTGACGCAGAATTATCTAAACATAATATTAATAGAATTCATACTGACAAAAAAACAGAATTTATATCAGCTCTTAAAACAATTGATAAAGATAAATGTGGAAAATTATTTATTAAAGAATTTCCAACTGGAACTGCAAGTGCAATTGATTTTAAATCATATATTCATGAACTTAAAATGAGAGATATTGAATTAGAATGTGTATATGTTGATTATCTTAATATTATGAATACAGGAAAATCTGATAATTTATATACATCAGTTAAACAAGTAGGAGAAGAAATAAGAGCATTAAGTTCAATGATTGGTGCGCCAATTATTTCAGCAACTCAAGGAAATAGAGAAAGTTTTTCTATTCCATTATCTCAAATTGATTTTAATCATATTTCTGAATCATTAGGTACCGGAGCAACTGCTGATTTAATTTTGGCATTAGGATCAAATGATGAATCATTAATTTATGAAAATGAATTATTTTATAAACTTTTGAAAAATCGATTAGGTGGTCGTGTTGGTGAAATTGATAAATTTTATCAAGATGATGCTTCATTAAAAATGTATGATTCAACTGAATTAGAATTATGAATTGAAGATGCAAAAATTTCTCAAGGAAATAGGAATTTAGCAAATGAATAATTTTTATTTACAACTTAAGAATCTTTTAATAAATAAATATAAAGATAAAGAAATATGAGTACCAATTGAAATCAAATTACCAGATGGAAAAATAGAAGAAATTAAAATTAAAAAAGAAAATTTTATTATGTTGGCTGATGAAGCTGTAAAATCTAATATGAGTATTGAACAATTAATAATGGAAATTTTTACTGAAGAAGAGGGAGAATTGTAATGTATTCAAGTTATGAAGATATTATGAATGAATATTTTTGAGATATTCATAATGAATATTGTGATGTTTGTTTAACTAAAAAATTAAATAGTGATAATTTTATTCCTGGTAATTATATACATATTGGATATAAAAAAATATCTGAATTTCATTATATGATTTTTCCAATTATTCATAGAAAATCATATTTTGATTTAAATAGAAAGGAAAAGGAAGAAGTAGATATCTGTTTATGACAACTTTTTTATTTACTGGAGGAGAAATATAATATAAATAAAAATTTAGTTCATTTAACATGAATGGGTGAAGGAGAACATATTTATTTAGATATTTTAATTTTTTTAGGAGAATAAATGTTTCCAGATAAAATTTGTAAATTTATTTTTAAATGTAATAATTGAGAATTTAATTATTTAATTCAAAAAACAAACAACGAAATTTCTATTGGATATGAAATTGGAAAATTTATTTGTTATTGTTCTGATATGAATATGATTACATATATTAAAGAACAAATTAAAGAAAATAAATTTTCATTTAATGAATCTTCTTTTGTTTATAATATAATTGAAGATGTAGAATTTACTGAAATTATTAATGATAATTTTATTTATGATGATATTTACATTTTAGATTTTGATGAACAAATTTTATATCATGAAGAAAAATATTTATTTCATGGAGAAAGTTTTAAAGATATTTGTGAATATCCAGACAAATTAAAGAGGTTATATTAATGAAATTGTTATTTGATTGAAATAATTTATCAATTAGATGTTTATTTGGTTGTCCAGAAATTAATGCACATTCAAGTAATCCTGATTATAAATTATGAGAATATATAACATTTAATAGTATATATTATATGTTATATAAAGAAAAAGTTGATGAAGTAATTTTAGGTGTAGATTCTGGATCTTGAAGAAAATTAATTTTTCCAGAATATAAAGCTCAAAGAAAAGATGTAAGAGATAAATCAGACGTAAATTGAGAAGAATTTTATAAACATTCTAATAATTTTCTTGAAGAAATTAAAGAAAACTTACCATTTAAAGTAATTTCTTTTCCTAAAGCTGAAGCTGATGATGTTTTAGCAATATTAGCAAAAAATATTAATAATAGTGTAATTGTATCTGCTGATGCAGATTTTCTTCAATTATCAAATGTTTGTAAAATTTATCATCCATTAAGAAAAAAATATGTATCTGAAAATGATTGTGAAACATTTGTTACAAAACTTTGTTTAATGGGTCAAAAGAAAGATAATATTTTTAATATTAAAACTCCAATAGATTGGCCAAAAGAAAAAAGAAGACCACCTTTTGGAGAAAAAACGGCAGAAAAATGTTTACAAAATATTGAAAGTGTTTTAAAAAATTATAAATATGATTTTGAATATGTAGATGAAAACGGTGATCCACGAAAATATATTAATGAAGTTAATGGAAAAGAAAGATTTGAATTAAATAAAAAATTATTAGATTTTAATTGTATTCCACCTAGTATTATTAATAAAGTTTTAGAAAAATATAATACATATAAAACAAGGAGTAATCCAGACAATTTATATAAATATATTAAAGAGAAAAATTGAAGAGAAATTTTAGAAAATTTTGATGATGTTGAAAGTAAACTTTTAAATCTTTATTAGGAGAGAAAAAATGTATATTGTTGTGAATTACAAAAAAAATTGTAGATATCCAGAAACCTTTAATACTTTTAATGAAATTTGGGATTATTATAATGAACTTAATGATCCTATGGCTAAAATTGAATTTTGGGATTTTGAAACAAATACATGTAAACTTGTTTGAACTGAAAGTTATATGGATAATGTAATTGCACAAAAAAATAAAAATTATTGGACTGAAGTTGATTATGACTTTTTAAAGGAATAATAAAATGAACTGTAAATTATGTAAAGATTGTGTAAATTTTTTAGTACATGAAAAAGGTAAGGCATTATGTGATTATGATTTTTGAGAAGAATGCCTTTGAAAGGATGCAGTGCTATTTTGTCCAGAAATGTTTGAATGTGATAAATATGAAAATGTAAATCTTTTAATTGAAAAGGAAAGGATTAAAAATGGTGAATAATAATTATTTTAGTATTGCACAAAAAAATCTTGAAAATATTGGTATTAAATTTAATTATGAAACGATTAAAAATATGGGAATGAAACAAATTATTAATCTATTAAGAAGTAACAAACTTCCATGAAGAGCTGGAATTACAAAACCAACATTAGAAAAAAGAAAACAACATAATAGATATAGAAACTCTTTAACAAGAAAGTAAAAATGTTATCATTATCTTTTATTACTGAATTTGTTTATGAAAATTTTGCTAATGTGGTGTCATCAAATGGTGGCACCCATTTTAATTTTCGTTGTCCTTTTTGTGGAGATTCAGAAAAATCAAAAATTAAAAAAAGATTTCATCTACAATATAAATCTGAGAATGATATTTATTTTAATTGTTTTAATTGTGCACATAAAGGAAATTTTTATGATTTATATGCATTTATTAATGGAATTTCTTCTAAAGAAGCATTTAAAAAATTAAATAAATATAATAAAGACCAAATTTTTAAAAGATTGTCTAAAACCTTTAGAAAGCAATTTGAAGAACATAAAACAGAATTATATATATTCAATCAATTTTTAAAAGAAAAGTGTCTAGATGAACACTCAGAACCTTCTAGCTATATCCAGGGCAAGTTAATAAGTGTACTAAAAGCATTTAAAGAAAAACGAAAAATTTCTGATGCATTTATTTGTTATGAAGGGAAGTTTAAGAATAGAATAATAATTCCTGTATATAATAAAAATGATTGTATATATTTTCAAGGAAGAAGAATAAATTCTTCTCAATATCCGAAATATTTGAATCCTAAAATTGAAAAAGAAAATGTTATATTAAATAAAGATAAATTTGATAAAGAAAAATATATAATAATAACTGAAGGGTTATTAGATGCTATTTCAATAGGAGATCAAGGAACATCTTGTTTAGGTGCAACTATTAAAGATGATTTTTTAAAAAAAATATTTGAATATACAGATAAGGGAATTATTATTTCATTAGATAATGATGAACGAGGTATTCAAGAAACTATAAATATTATTAATAAATCAAAATATAATAAATCATTATATTATTTTTTTCTTGATAAATATAAAGATTTAAATGAATTTCATGTAAATAATTCTATTAATTTATATAAATATATTATAGATAATAAAAAATCTTATTTGAATGCAATAATGCATTTGAAATTAATAAAAGGTGGAAAAATGAATGAAACTGTCAAGACTTAATAATGAATATATAGAAATTGATGAAAATTGATTAAATCATAATTACAGTAAACTTGAAAAAAAATATCATTTAGTTAAAATAAATTTAAAAAATCCAACAAAAGAAAAATTAGATAAAATTGTAAAAATATTATTTAAGACAAATAGATTTATTGTTTCAAATAATATTACTTTTTATAATTTATATTTTAAAAAAACTAGAAAAAAATATTATGTAGAAAATGTTTTTTGTGATGATAAAATTATTTCATTTTTACGAAAAAATAATAAGATATTATTTAATTTTAGTTCTTTTAATATTAATGAATTAGAAAAAGTTTTTGAAAAATATTTATTAAAAGATATATTAAATAATGTTGAAGTAATTAAGATAAATTCAGAAATGTTAGAAAAATATTCTGATATATTAAATAAATGAAATGGGAATGTTATTTTAATTTAAAAATTATGACTTCATTATCTTTTGGGCCATATATAGGTGATTTTAAAACAGAAATGTTTTATTTTTTGCCATTTATTAATTGAGCATGTAATATTATTAAACCAGAAAATGTTTATATATGTACTCATTTTAATAGAGAATTTTTATATAAAAATGTTAGTGAAGTTTATCACGTCGATCCAATATTAACAATTAATGAATTAGATCAAAAAAATCAATGTAATAAAAAAGTTTATAAACCAAAATTTTTATCAATACAAAAAGATTTTTTATCAAAAATTCCTGAAAATATTGAAAATTATTTTTTTGAATATAATAGATATGTTAAACCATGTTCATATTATCAATTATATTTTAAAAAATTAATTTTAGATATAAATTCAATTTATAAAGATAAAATTTTATTTATTCCAGATAGAATAGAAAAAGAAGAAATATTATTAGAAATTTATGAGTGATTAAAAAACCGGAAAGATGTAATAATTATGGGAGACAAAAAAACTCATTTACAATCTAAAAATTCACTATTAAATAAAAACAATTATTCAGAAATTGTATATTCAGAAATATTAACATGCATTAATAGTTGTAAAGGAATTATTTGTCCTGCTTCCCATTGAACAGGAATTGCAAATCTTCAAAATAAAAATGTATTTTCTTGAGGACATTATATCAGTCAATATAAATATTCAGGTAAATATTATTTTAATAATACAAGATGCCACACTGTTCCAAAAATTGATATTAAAAAAATTAAATTAAATTTAGAACAATATTTAAGGAGTTTAGAAAAATGTTAAAATTACACGATGTTTATTGTAAAAATTGCGATTATGAAAATGAATTATTATGTGAAGAAAATGATTATGGAAAATGCCCTATTTGTAATAAACC